TAAAAGCTGAAGGATCAGGCGTGTCTTATGACCAAGCCAATGAGACTTTCACTGCTAGATATACGCACAATACGATAGCTCTTGCGTTCGCAATCACTGAAGAAGCGATTGAGGACAACTTGTATGACAGACTTGCGTCTAGATATACAAAAGCATTAGCTAGATCTATGGCGAATACTAAGCAAGTAACAGGCGCTAACGTATTGAATAATGGATTCAGCACATCTTATTTAGGTGGTGATGGATCTCCTTTATTCTCTACAACGCATGCTACAATCGCTGGTACGTTTCAAAATACACTAACAACTGCCGCTGACTTAAACGAAACATCTTTAGAGCAATCTCTTATTGACATTGCTAACTTTACAGATGAGCGTGGATTAAAAGTTGCTGCACAAGGAATTAAATTAATAGTTCCAGTGCAACTTCAGTTCACAGCTGAACGTTTAATGAAATCAGCAGGTAGAGTTGGAACAGCTGATAACGATATCAATGCAATCAAAAACATGGGAATGGTTTCTGGTGGATACACTGTGAATCACTTCTTAACTGACACTGATGCATTCTTTATCAAAACAGATGCTCCAAATGGTATGAAGTATTTTGAAAGATCTCCCATCAGAACATCGATGGAAGGTGATTTCGATACTGGTAACGTTAGATACAAAGCTAGAGAAAGATACAGCTTCGGCTGGTCTGACCCTAGAGGTGTTTACGGTTCTCCAGGCGCTTAATCTATAAGCATTTTATTTAAAGGGGGCTCTTACCAGCCCCCTTTTTTTATGATAGAAAGAAAGAGTTATGATTAAATTATTTAATGTTAAAATAAGAGCTTATGGTTACGTAGCTGATTTTAATGTTAATGCAGAGGATACAGCAGAAAGTATAGAGAACACAATCCTTGACAAAATAGGACAAAATGGGGTATTATTAAAAGACAGCGATAGGACTTATAGTAAGTCTAAATGCTGGATAACCTATGAGGAGGTTGTAGATGGATCAAGTACAAAACCTTTACAAGAAAAAAAGGTTGTTAGAACTTGATTGGGAACAGGCTCATGTTGAAGAGGGTAGATACTCTCTAGACATGGTTAGAATAGACGAAGAAATTCGTTCTGTTATTAACCAAATTAAGATGGCTGAACAAGAAATTGCTTACAGACAGATTAAAATTGAGATTGCTGCTCCTGATTTTTCAGTAGCTAGTTAAAGACTAGTTACAAAATTAGGGTAAAAAACATCATTTTTGATGCAGGGATCTCTTGCACTATTCAATAAATTAAGTTATATTTTATTCACTATAGATTAACATCTGATGTAGACGCCTATAGTCGACATGCCTAATGACTACATTGGATTAATAGGAGGATAAAAACATGGGAACAAAAAGCACGTTTCAAGGATATGTAAGAACATATGGTGGACAAGATAAAAGTTCTGGAGTTGATCCAGGAGTTTTAGTCGCATCTACACTTATTACTTTCTTATCATCAACAACAACAGCAACTGCAGTATCAGTTGGAGCAACAGTAAATGCTAACGCTCCATTTGTATTACCACAAGGAGCTATACCACTTAGTTTTGCGGTATTGTCTACTTCAGCTGGTGGAGCTACAACAACTATTAATTTAGGGTCTACAGCCAACTCAACTGGATTTGCAAATAATTTAGTTTCTGGAGCAAAAGGTGTTAACGCACTTACAGGAACTTTAGTAGTTGCAGCAGGACTTACAGCTAATACAACAGTTGTAGGAAGTGTTGGATCTACAGCAGGTACAGGTAACGTTTCAGGTGTATTCACATATACATTTAATGACGGTACAGGTAAGCCTGGTGAAGAGACTTATTAATTAAAATTCTTTTGTAGGGACTCTCCGGGGTCCCTATAAAATACAAAGAGATTTATTATGTCTTATAAAAGTGACGTCAAACCGATATACATAGCATCATCAAGTACTAATGCTGTTGCATTTACAGGTAGAACACGTTTAAGAGGATTAGTTGTTCAATCAACTGGAAGTTCTGGAAGTATGATTATTAATGGTTTAGCAAATGCTACAACTGTTAGTTCTTCAACTAACACACAAGTATATTTCATCGTTCAAGTAGGCGCTGGTGGAACACAATCTGTATACATACCAGAAGATGGTGTACTATATGGTTCTAACAATGCTGTAGGTTGTGTAGATGGTGTTGGTGTAACTGCAAACTCTTCTGCATTAAGTGCGATATTATTTATAGATAAGTAGGAGAGTAGATGACTACCTCTGGTACTACTTCATTTAATCTAGATCTAGATGAGCTTTTTCAAGAAGCTTATGAAAGAATTGGTATTGATGGAAGTAGAAGTGGATATCATTTAAGATCAGCAAGAAGATCATTAAATCTTTTATTGTCTGAATGGGATAATAGAGGTGTTCATTTATGGAAAGTTAAACTTGCAACTGTTCCTTTAGTATTAGGACAAGCTGAATATAATTATGCAGCAGATCCTACTTATTTTCCAAACGATATTAATGATGTTTTAGAAGCCTATGTTAGAAATAATACAGTTGCAACGGCTCCTGTAGATATTTCTTTGTCTAAAATTGATAGGTCTGCTTATGCAGCACTACCAAATAAATTATCACAAGGGACTCCTTCTCAATATTATGTTCAAAGAACTTATAATCCTAGTGTATTTTTATATCAAACACCTGGTTCTAATTATTCTAATTCAGCAAATCCAACTAGTTATGAACTTTTATTTTATTATTTAGCTAGAATTGAAGATGCAGGTACTTATACAAATACACCTGATATTGTATTTAGATTTTTACCAGCTCTAACTTCAGGACTTGCTTATTATTTATCTATAAAACACAGACCTGATAGAACTGAACAGTTAAGAATGTTTTATGAAGATGAATTACAAAGAGCTTTAACAGAAGATGGACAAAGAACTTCATTATACATATCACCTAAAGCATATTTTGGAGATGGATTGTAATGTCTAGTTATGCAACAGGTAAAAAATCATGGGCCGTATCAGATAGATCAGGCCAAAGATTTCCTTATGCTGAAATGGTTACAGAATGGAATGGATCTTTTGTACATATTTCAGAATATGAACCTAAACATCCACAATTAGAACCAAAACTTCCTGGAAATGACCCTCAAGGTTTACAAAATGCAAGACCAGATAGAGTTGAACCTGCAGTTATTGTTAAATTAGCTTATAATCCTTTTTATTCAACTTCTGGAAGCTCAACTATACTAATAAATGATCCAGGTCATGGAAATAAACTTGGAACTTCAATTATTATAACAGGCGCATTGTCTGGAAATGGTTTTACTATCCCAGTTTTAAATACAACTATTGGTTCTACGTTAACTTCTGTTAGTTCAGATACTTATAGTATTAATTTATCTAATACTGCAAATGCTTCAGGTTATTTTGGTGGTAGAAATGTATCTATTGGTCCTTCAGCCGTGGAACTTGCTGAAAATCCCTTTGTTATTTCTATTGGAAGCTCTACAATTAGAGTTAATCAAGCTAATCATGGAAGAGTAACTGGTAATACAGTTGTATTTTCTAATGTTAATGCTTTAAATAACTTTAATACTGCATCTGGATTTACTACAGATGTACTTGCAACTTCTACAGGATATATTATTAATGTAGTTAATGTAAACAATTATACTTTTAACGCTTATTCCGGAACTGCTACAATTAATGGAGTTATAGGCGGAGGAAGTGTAACAGCACAAACAATATGAATTACGGAGAACTAAGAGATCAAATTAGAAATTACTCAGAACTATCTGATAATGGATTATCAGATTCAACTGTTGCTGTTATTGTACAAAATGCTGAAAATAGAATGTATAGAGAAACAGCTATTGATGCATTTAAAGTTTATGCTTCAGCAGTAACTGTTGCAGGAACTTCAACTATATCTGTACCATCAGGTCTTAGAAATATTAGATATGTTGAAATGATAGATTCTAGTGGTAATGTTTCTAACCTTCTACAAAAAGATAGTTCTTTTTTAGCAGAGTATATTGATAACCCAACTTCTACTACTTTAAGAGGAGAACCTAAATATTGGGCTAATTTTAATGCTACAACTTGGTTCGTTGTCCCTGTTCCAAACACTTCCTATGCAATAAATATTGCATATTTACAACAACCTGCTACTATTACATCAAGCACTACTAGTACAAGTTATATTTCTACGTATGCACAGGATGCCTTATTATATTGCTCTTTAACAGAGACATATAAATACTTGAAAGGTCCTGCAGATATGATACAAGTTTACGAACAATCTTATCAACAAGCTGTAAGAACGTTTGCTGATGAGCAATTAGGTTTAAGAAGAAGAGATGAGTACAAAGATGGTGAATTAAGAATACCATTGAATACACCAGGCAAATAACAAGGAGTTAATATGGCAAATATAGTACCAGATAGTTTTAAACAAGAATTGTTTTTAGCAACACATAATTTTTCAACATCAGCAGGCAATACTTATAAGTTAGCACTTTACAC